GGGTAATCTAATGTCAAAGTTAGAAGATACTATTGAAGAAGTGATCAACGAAGCAGCCCTGAAAGCTGCCTCAGGTGGTTCAAAACCGGACGCCGATGCTGAGAAACATGCTTCGGATGCTGCCAAGAAGGCTGGTGATGCTACAAGCAAAGCCAAAGCCCCCGGCGGCGAAAAGAAGGGTGATGCACCTGAGGAAGTTGATGATGGCGAAACTAAAGTAGACAAAACTAAAGCAGTAAACCAAGAGGACGTAGAAGCGGATGCTGATACTCCATCTTTGGAAGAAATGTCAAAAGCTGATCTACTTAAAGCAGCCGTTGCATCTATGAAAGAAATGGATGTTAAAACACTTCGGGCTCGGGCAGCAAGCTTGAGTGAAGACGAGGATGGTGAAGAAGAATCTGAATCACTAAGTCGAAATGCCTTAATTCGTAAGGTAGTAGAATCTCTTAAAGATAAATCTATTAAAGAAGTCCAATCATTCGTTAAAGGTCTTTCTAAAGAAGATGATGAAGAAGAAGATGAAGATCCGTCTGAGTCTAAGAAAGCATCCAAATCTGAAGAAGATGATGATGAGGGGGAAGACGAAGAAGCAAAGAAAGAGTCTTATGATGTCGATATGACTGATGACATAGAAGCTTTAGTTGCTGACGAAGATTTATCCGAAGAATTCAAAACAAAAGCTAAAACAATTTTTGAAGCAGCAGTTGCAACAAGAGTTAGGGAAAAAGTTTCAGAAATAGAAACTCAATATGAGGAAAAAACTTCAGAAGCTATTGAGGAAATTAAAGAAGATTTATCTGAAAAGGTTGACTCATATCTTAACTATGTCGCTGAAAGTTGGGTTGAAGAAAATGAATTAGCGATTGAGCGCGGACTTAAATCCGAACTCACAGAAGATTTCATAAACGGTTTGAAGAAACTGTTTGAGGAGCATTACGTTGAGGTTCCAGAAGATAAGTTTGATGTAGTTGAAGAACTCGCAGCAAGACTTGATGAGCAAGAAGACAAGTTGAATGAGGAAGTAGCACAAAATATTTCTTTATCTCAAGATGTCGAGGAATTGAAACGTGAAAAAATTATTAGTGAGGCCTCAAAAGACCTGGCTGATAGTGAGCTAGAGAAGTTGAAAGAACTTGCCGAAGATGTTGACTACGAAAATGAAGAAAAATTCCAAGAGAAAGTTTCTACATTGAAAGAAGCCTACTTCAAAGGTGAGAAGTTTGAAGCTGTCTCTGATGATAGCGGAGTGGCTTCCAGTGATTCTGATCCATTGAGTACTGATCAAGTACAAAATGCGAACTTAGGAATGACTGGTTATACTGCCGCAATTAGTAAATTTGCTAAATTAGACGATTAATTTAAATTTAGCTTAACAAGGGGGATATAAACAATGTTTATGTCAGAATCACTTCAAGAAAAGTGGAAGCCAGTACTTGAGCATCCCGATCTACCGAAGATCGAAGATAACTACAAGAGAGCTGTAACTTCCGTAATTCTTGAGAACCAAGAACGAGCAATGGCTGAAGATAGAGGTGCTTTAACAGAAGCACTTGGAGCCGGTACTGGTACTGTTGCAGGAGCACCCGGTGGTGCAACCGCGACAGCAGCTAACTGGGACCCAATTCTTATTTCACTAGTTCGTAGAGCAATGCCTAACTTGGTAGCATATGATATATGTGGTGTACAACCTATGACGGGCCCTACAGGTCTTATCTTCGCAATGAAGGCGAGATATGTAGATACTACGTCTGCAACAGCTAGAACAGAAGCTTTATTTAATGAAGCTGATACTGACTATTCTGCTGCTGGTACACATGCAGGAACAGACCCATTTGCGTCTAGTTCTGCTAACACCGCAATTCAAACAGCATATACTACAGGTACAGGTGATACTACGTCCGCAGCTGAAATTGATGCTTCTATCGCAGAAATGTCATTCTCAATCGAAAAAGCTACAGTTACCGCAAAGAGCAGAGCGCTTAAAGCAGAGTACACTATAGAACTCGCACAAGACCTTAAAGCAATTCATGGCCTTGACGCAGAAACCGAACTAGCAAATATTCTTTCTGGTGAGATCCTAGCGGAAATCAACAGGGAAGTTGTTAGACAGGTTAATGATCAAGCCAAGATTGAGGGTGTTGCATCAGAAAGTAACTTAACTGGTACTTCTGTCGATGGTCAATTTGACCTAGATGTAGATTCATCTGGTCGTTGGTCAGTTGAGAAATTCAAAGGTCTAATGTACCACATTGAAAGAAATGCTAATGTTATAGCACGTCAAACACGAAGGGGTAAAGGTAACTTTATTCTTGCGTCTAGTGATGTAGCATCTGCACTTGCAATGGCCGGTGTATTGGATTATGCTCCAGCATTGTCAACTAAGTTAAATGTTGATGACACTGGAAATACATTTGCTGGTGTCCTTAATGGATCACTTAAAGTGTATATCGACCCATATTACGCTAGTGCGACTCAACGTCCTACTGGTGTAACAGCTGGTGAAGGCTATGTAACAGTTGGATATAGGGGATCAAATCCGTTTGATGCTG